AACACACTACTGAAATTGAGTATGAAGGAATCGAACCTTCTTCCACGTTCCACGTACTCGATGCCCGTTTCAGTCAGGCTAATGTGTTTTATGGTGGACCTGGCGGGCACTGCCCCCGCGTCTTGAATCCTTTTCTGTCTACTTCATACAGTCTTAACTTAAATTATACTACATTTTGACGAGGCTGTCAAGAAGTCCTCGCCCAACATGTCTAACTGGACTATGTCCAGATGCTTGACAGGCAAATTATTTATTATCAACCTGTTCTACTTTTACTCCGGATTTTTCTAAAAACTCGATCCCCGAAATATCACGATAGCTACTGCGATAGTATACACTACTGATACCGCTTTGATATATGAGTTTTGCACAATCGATACACGGAGCATGAGTAATGAAAATACCAGCACCGTTACCACTGTTGATAGACTTGGCCAACTTAGCAATTGCATTGGATTCAGCATGAAGGACCTCTGGTTTAGTTTTAAGTCGATAACGCATAGATGTTTCAAAACTTTCATTGTCGTTTGCGACTACTACTGTTTCTTCAAAAGGCCATCTTTCGTAAATTTCTTCAGGGTCTAACCAGCCACCCGCATCGCGACTCATATAGTCTTTGTCTTCACAATCGTTGTCCCACCCAGAAGGCATGCCGTTATAGCCGTAGCTGATAACACTATCGTCTTTAACAATCACAGCACCGACTTGTAGTCTACGAGCGTGGCTTAGTTGAGCAGTGCGTTCTGCCCAATCCATATACATATCGATAAATTTTTGTTTCATTAGGCTACTCGCCAGATACTGTCAATGTTGTTATTAGTTAATGGCGATCCACCAGCGTAACTGATGGTAACATCTCCGTCACTGGGGTTATTATTCTTGCCGGACGTAGGAGTTTGATTGCCACCAACAAATGTAGCTTTGCCACCATTCAAGGTATAGATAAAGTTCACATGACTATACTTCCAAAGTACAATGTCACCCGGCTGTGCTGTTGCAGGTGTAACTTGTGTAGCACCCCATCTCTCTGGATTTTGCTTAATAGCTTTTGCACTGGCTGTTTGCACATATTGTTTACCTGAGCATTTTAATGCAAAGTTAACAAATCCCATACACCATGCAGTTTGGTCGGTATTCCAGGGACTGCCAGAGAACCCCAGTGCTGTCCATATCTTTAAGATATTTTTATTACTGGTCCCGCCAGCCTGGCCACTTTCTCTCCACATACCTCGACCTGCTTCTTCTAGAGTAGCTGCTAAGAAAGGAACAATACCTGAAGCAGTAGCAACATCTGTAATACCAGTTGACGTAGTAGTATCTTCAGGAGTACCGGGAAAGTTAGCTTTTACACCGTCAGTCGCAGCCGCTGGATTATAAAAACTATCAGGATTGCTGGTATAGGCAGTGGTAAGGTCAACTGCCGCAGCAGCCTCTGCTGGATCTAACGATGGCGGTGCATTAATAGCAATACCAACAAAGCCAGCACTGGTTCCAGCTTCTAACCATAATGCTGTTGCAACATTATTTGTAAAAACATTGGGGCTACGATACACATCAGCAATGTGTACTACTCCGTGAACTCTTGCACCTTGTACGTATGGCATTTCAATTCCTTATAAAAATCTAGGCAAATTATTTGTTATAGTACTAATATTTGCAAATAATGTATTAATAGTTGCAGTTGAAGAAATCAACGAACTTAAATCTTGCCTATACCAATCATAAATTTCTGTAGGGGCCACCCAATCGTACGGGCCGACATGACGTATGCCAGTGGTAGTAGATGCTGTTGCAATTCTTTCTAATGATGATGCAATTCTTTCAAGGTACGGACTGTAGTCATATGCGATTGATATACTTCCCGTGCTTGTAGAAACGATTGTTGGCTCCATAATAATATCCTAAACTAGTATTTACATCAATGCAATGCCAGTGGTGCCTTGCATATACTGATCTGCTGCTTCTTTCTTAGCTGCCATCACAATAAACACATGTTCTTTTTTCAAAGTCATTGTTTCTTTTGCACCAAGAAATACCCAAGGAATCATACCTAGGCCGCCGCCACTCATTGTGAGTGCAAGCGGTCTATTAATGGTATAACCGTGCTGGTCATCTTTTTCTAAACGTGCAATTAGTTCATCACCGTTGATTAACTTGATACTGACTACGTCCCCTTCGGACATTGGTTTTTCGATTAACATTATGTTTCCTTTTGATTAATTTCTATCCAAGTATGGTCTCCCATAAACTTGACCTGAGTTACATATTCGTAATCGTCAGGTTTTCCTGTGCTCCATTCTGTAGGTCCTAAATGAACCAACAGTGTTTTTTGTTTTCTTGTATCCCACACTAACCAATAACATTGACCTATACTTAGTTGAAACTGATATTCAGCTGCATGAACAGCATCAGTAACTTCTAATCTTCGTTTAATCTCGTTTGCTTGCTTTTGTAGCACAGTAACTAATTCCATAATTCTGTTATACTCTTGCTGGGCAAAATGCCTAGCGTTATTGAGCATAATATCTTTATGTTTAGTTACTGGAACAAGATCAAATTTAGGACCACCTGCTTCTGTAGGATACGGAGTAATGTTCCTATTAATGAAAGCAATAGTTATGTCAGTTGATGTCGAATCAAAACTATTTCTTCCCTTAGATACATTACTCATAGTTCTCCAGACTGAGCTAATTTTAACATTAGACTATATTGTTCGTACGCTTTACGAACTGCTGGATATGTATCACGCAGTGCTCGCTCACGTTCTTTTTGTTCCATAAGGGTTTCGAACATATTATAATGACCCTTACTTTTCATATGGTTGAACACCTGACTTTCAAACTCGGCAATGCGTTCTAATTCACTTTCACTGATCTCAACTGTGTAAAGAGTTTCAGTTTCAAAAGTTATATGCTCTTGAAGAAACTTGTTATAGTCAGTCTCATAATGAAATAGATTTACATTAGCCCGAGTATGTTTGTAGGCACGTTTATTTGAGTCAATGACTCGAACATTGTGTTCAGCCGCAAACTTTTTCAGCGTATCACTGGGGCTGGACATACTCAGTAGCCATTGGAAAGATTTCAGCAATTACTCGAGCACACTCACGTGCAACTTCCATGTGCTCTAGCTGGGTACCATTGCCGCTACGTAGATCAATAAAGTGAATCCATGAGCGTAGTGTGCCGTTCATATACAAGCGACTGACTGTGTTGCCTTCTGGTAGAATAGCACGGGCCTGCTCTTTAGCAATGCCGTTTTCAATGGCCCATGCATAATTTTCTTTGACAAGGTTGATAACCTGATGTTGTCTGCGATTCCATTCAGCCATTAATTCATGATCATCAGTGGTAACACTGTTCTGGCGATTCTTTGTATCCTGTAGTCGTGCTTCACGGATAACAAAGTCAAGGTCTTTGGTTGGATCTGCATAGCGTTGACTAAACTCCTGGAAGCTGAAACTACGGTGACGCAGGATCTGTCGAGCAATGTCACGGGTAGTTTCGATTTCTAAACAGGCTGATACCATTTCAAGTGGCGACCAATGTTTATGCTTGATCAAATAACGGATCAGCTTGTCAGCAGTATCCATGTTGAATTGGTTAGAGGGGTTACTAACCCGAGCACAGAACGCAATCAGCTCTTGTGCATCCATCAGACCTTCGTCGTACATTTCGCGACTGGGCTTGCTTGACGAAATTAATTTAACTTTCATTTATCTTCTTTCTTTGACGGTGTTTCACACAATGCTTCTAATGTCTTGTAGTGTTGATATGCTTTTTGTAATGACTCGTAGTGTGCTAACTTAGCAGGATCCGGAGTTAGGATGGCTAACCTCTTTTCAATAGTAGTTAGCAGGTCTCCTAGACTACGACCTTTCCATTTGATGTCTCCATCGAACTCCGCATCGCTAGTAACATGTAGTCCTGCATTTGAAATAGTTCCTATGTTTGTATTGTTAGTAGTAAAAACATAGGGACTAGAATTCCACGAGCCGTTAGCACCAGCACCTGTAGATATAGTATAAGAATTTTGACTCGATCCTTGAGCCCCTGTGGTATAACTTGACATGGACGTTTTTAAGAGATCATCTATTTCTTGTGCTGAGAATCCAACATTCATTGTTAGATCATCCTCTTTCCACTCATACTCCACTGGCTTGATTTTGGAAATGATTTCTGAGCTCATTAAATCCGCCTACTAATTGTTCATTGATAAAAATCTGTGGAACTGTTCTAGCATTGGGCACAGCTTCTAATAGCTGTTCTTTGGTCCATGTGCCTTCAGTGATGTTGCGTTCTTCATAGTCAATGCCACGCTGCTTTAACAGAGCTTTAGCTTGATCACAAATCGGACAGGGTGTTTTACTCCATACGGTTACTTTCATAGTTATAATTCCTTTGTGTTAAGTTTAGACGAAAAAAGGCCTCATAGCAAGGCCTTTTTGTGTTTTGGTGAAATTAAAGATCAGGTAGTTCTTCGTACTCAACTGTGTCTGACATCACGCCGATGACATAGTTAGTTGATTCATTTTCCTGTAGTGCAGTCTGCTTCTTGTTGATGTTTACATGTTTGTTAAACCAAGGGATAGGACTAAATTTAGGATGCTCTCCTAGGTACTTGATTCCAATTTCTTTTAGTCTAGTAAACGCTGTAAAATCTACAAAGTCTTTCAATATGTTGGCGTTCAATCCGATAACTACACCTTTCTTAAATAAGAACTCAGCCCATTCCTTTTCTTCGCGAATAACTTCTACGTATAGTGAATATACTTCGTCTGCACATTCTTCTTCTAGTTTAACAAAGTCTGGATCATCTTTGGTTACATTGTTGATAAGCCAAGCAGTCCATTCTGTGTGTAACAACTCGTCTTGCAGGATCAAGCTGATAATATTGCCGTTGCCGATATAGATCTTGTTTTCGACCATGGCCAGACTGGTAGCAAAGCTCACCATGAAACGTAGAGCCTCCAATGCATAGCTTGCGTGTAATGCCATCCAAATGGCTCGCTTGTGAAGCATTGTATCAACGACTTCTCCCAACTCTTTACGACAGTTAAGCTGATGTAGATCCTCATAGTAACGACCAATGTTAGCAGCCATACCAACAATTTCAGCCGTGTCGTGAATCTTGTTAAACTCTTCTTTAGGTACTCCATATACGTTCCTAATAATATGACTGTAGCTCTTACTGTGAATGTTAGTTTCAAAGAAACTCCAGTTACTCACAAGTGCTTCGAGTTCAGGCAAGCTAATTACGGGTTGGAATACTTGATTAGGAGCACGACCTTGAATACTGTCCAATGCCGTTTGTCTTAACAAGTTGCTGGTAAAGATATGCTTGACTGCATCACTAGCTTCCTTGTGATCTATCTTGTCTTTGGTAAGACTGATTTCTTCTGGTACCCAAAAGAATCCACGTGCCAGTTCTTCATACTTAGCAATCTTAGGATATTTGACTTCTTCGAAACGCTGTACTGTTACCGGACCGGCAGGATCCAAAAACATTGTACGTTTTAGATAGTTTGTTTGTTTTGATAAGTTGTATTGTTCTTTGCTCATTAATATTTTCCTGATGCAAGTACGATCTTGCAAATATGTTCTAATCTTTCTATGTGCTCATAGGCACGCCACGGTGTTGTATCAATAGCTACTACTCCATGTCCTTTTATACCCACGATGTCGTAGGCAATATTTCCAGCGTCGTCTAATTGTAACATCTTATGGCACTGGTCAGCAAGTTCTTGGCTAATAGGAGGCACATCGCCTACATTAGGTGCTACCTTGGTATAACGATTGAGTTCTGGAAAGGCTGCACTCACAGTACTCAAATCAATACCGGCATGCATTGCCGCAATGCAATAAGTTGGGTGAACGTGTACAACTACACGAACGTCGCCTGTGTGTTGTCCCATTTCTTTTTGCAAACCAAAGTGCAATGGTAGTTCCCCACTAGGCTTCAGGTTAGCACTAATTTCAGTATAGTCTAACTCTTTAGTTGCATGATACAGTCGAGGAGGCTGATCCCAGAATCCTTTCTCAATGCCAATCTTCTTGAACTGGTCAGGTTGTAGTGTTTGTTTACGTACACCGCTTGGTGTGATGTAAAAGTGATCACGGTCGTGATGACGAATACTCACGTTACCATCTCGGCTAGTAATCCAGTTACGCTTATAAGCGTCTACCATTATGTCACAGATTGTTTCTAACATTAATGTTTCTTTCTATAATCTTCTACTGCGGCTTTGATAGCATCTTCTGCTAGAATTGAGCAATGTATCTTGACAGGCGGTAGTGCTAGTTCTTCGGCGATTTGGGAGTTTTTAAGGTTAACAGCATCATCAATATGCATACCCTTAACCCACTCTGTAACCAACGACGAACTGGCGATTGCTGAACCGCATCCATATGTCTTGAAACGAGCATCTCTAATAATACCATCTTCATCTACCTTTATCTGTAACTTCATCACATCTCCACAAGCAGGTGCTCCGACCATACCTGTGCCAACTGTGTCGTCAATTTCAAACTTACCTACATTACGTGGGTTTTCGTAATGATCAACAACTTTATCTGAGTATGCCATTTATTTTCTCCCAGTTGATAATCTTCCACTGATTATCTAAGTATTTCTTTTTGTCATGTTTGTAGTCCAATGCCCACGCATGTTCCCACCAATCAATTAACAACACAATATCTTTTTTAATTTGGTGATTGACGATAGTTTTAATTTTACCGTCTTTGGCAAGATAGACCCAACCACTGCCTTGAATAGCCATTGCCTCATTAGCAAAGGATTCTTTAAATTTGTCAAAGTCTTTATAATGTTTGATAATAAATTCTAAGATACTACCAATAGGTTTATTGGAGTTAGTTGGTGCTTGATACTGCTGAAACAAAATGTTGTGTAAGAATACACCAGCTTCATTAAAAACTGAATCACCTTCATTTTTGTTGTACCGTTCAGCATAAATTTTTGCTAATTTGCCATAATGGTAATTGATGGTGTCTTCTGAGATCACAGGTTCAAGGTCATTGGTATCATAAGGTAGATTTATAATTTCCAACTTTTCTGGTTTGCCTTCTTGTAGAACATGTCTAATAAAACTATAGGTCATACTGAAAAACTGCTCCCACAACCACAGGTTGATTGTGCATTAGGATTTTGAATACTGAATTGACTACCTTGCAAATCTTCTTTGTAATCAATTACAGCACCACTAAGATACTGCATACTCATTGCATCAATCAATATTTTTACACCTTGTTTTTCTACAACAAAATCGTCTTCGTGTTGTTCTTCGTCAAATGTAAATCCGTACTGAAATCCAGAACATCCGCCACCTTGGACAAATGTCCTAAGTTTTAACTTAGGATTATTCTCCTCTGCTAGTAGGTCTGTGATTTTAATAACAGCCGATTCTGATATTGTTACTTGATCCATTATAACTTACATGCCTCGCAATCGGCGTCATCATAAATGATCACGTTGTCTGCCGCATTAATTGCAAATCCGTTTATACCATTAACCTGTGTAGTTGCAGTGACGTTAGTCTTAGCACCTACCTTGTTAATTAGGCTATAATAAATGGTCTTAATGCCCCACCTGTATGCCAACATCAAGTTCTTGGCAATTAGTGTAGCAGGTACCTTACCGTTAGCAAAGTGTGCAGGATTATAGAATGTGTTAGTACTCAATGATTGATCAATGTAAGCTGCTAATACTGCGGCTGTCTTCAGATAATCAACGCAGTTGGTCTGATCCCACATCATCTGATAACGATTCTTTAGGCGACGATATTCTGGTACTACCTGTACAAACGATCCAGCTTTAGATTCTTTAACAGAAATTAATTCCATTGGCATCTCAATTCCATTAGTACTGTTTAATACTACTGAACTAGACTCAACTGGTGCCACTGCCATTAGTGTAGCATTACGAATACCGTATTTGATCATACGTGCTCGCAATGGTTCCCAATCTAGGCTAGGAGTGAAATCTGTTAGTTCGTTAACTCCGGGATTGCGGCGTTCCCAAGGAAATACTCCCTTACCGTAATAAGTGTGCTGACTACGTCCGCATGGCCCACGTTCTTGGGCAAGCTCGACACTAGTTTCGGTAAGGTAGTATGCCTGGTGTTCCATCCAACGTTTAACTTCTGCAAGTGCTTCTGCTTCACCGTACTTGTATCCTTTACGGGCATGCCAATAGGCCAAGTTAGTAATGCCAACACCTAACGGTTCAAAGTCTGTGTTAGCCAGCTTGCTCTGTATGCTTAAGAAGTCTTGATAGTTCAACAAATTACTTAGGCTACGTACTAACACACGACAGGCTTTTTTCATCTCTTGTGGGTTACGGAATGCTCCCCAGTTGATGCTGCCAAGAGTGCAAAGAGCAATTCGTCCCTCTGGATCTTCAATTCTCTGGAAAGGACGGGTAGGTAAAAGTATCTCTTGGCATAGATTGGATTGATAAATTGGATCAACTGTTGTATCAAACGAGCCTTGGTTGATAACGTTGTCAATGTTAACAAGATAGATACGACCAGTATCAGTACGCTCTTTAAGTATTCCAGCTTTGAATATCGCATCTGCCGATACAACTTTCTTTTTCTTTGTCTTGTCTTGCTCGTATTTCAAATACAATGTTTCAAACTCTGCCGAGTTGCGATAGTATGCTTCGTAAAGATCCGGAACTTCTGCTGGATCAAACAATGTCATCATTTCACCATTCTTATAACGATTCCAAAACATCTTGTTAACCACAACTGAGTAATCCATTTGTCGTACACGATTTTCTTCAGTACCTTGATTGTTCTTTAGCACAATAAGATCTTCGAACTGAGCGTGCCAAATAGGATATGTTACTGTGCATGATGCATTACGGATACCACCCTGGCTGCAACTGCGGAGGTCTGCGAACCATTTCTTCAAGAAAGGAATCATTCCTGTATGCTTGATCTCACCGTTACGAATTGGGGCACCTAAAGGTCTGATTCTGCCAATTTCTAGACCGATACCGGCTCGTTTTGAAGCATATTTGGCCATCATTTCGCCGCTTGCAAAGATACTGTCCAGTGTATCGTCAGTGCTGATCAGCACACAACTGCTAAATTGTTTGGTGGTCGTACCTAGACCGGCGAGAACAGGAGTGGCCAGTGTAAAGTGTCCGTCTCGAGCACACTCGTAGTATTCTTTTACCCACTTTAGTCTAGCATCTTTAGACTCTGCATGAAATGCCGTAGCGGCTGCAACTGCATAACGTACCTGCGGAGTTTCGTATATTGTATTAGTGGCACGATTCTGTACTAGATACTTTTCTGCTAGCTGTGCAATAGCAGCAAATGTATATTGCTCGTCTCTTGCATGATCGATGAATAGGTCAATAATGTTCCATTCGTCTTCTGTGTACCAGTCTAGCAGTTCGCTAGTGTACATGCCTAGTTCAACATTCTTCTTAACAATGCTGAATAGTTTAGGCGGCTCGTATGCTCCGTATACTTCTTTACGCAACATACTTAGACGTTGGCGGCCTGCTACGTACTGATAGTTAACATTATTAATCTCGGGATTTTCTTCTTCGTCAATTAGATCAACCATTGCCTTTAACAGCAATTCGTCGATAGTATTAGTGGTCATGCCATCATGAAATTCTAACTGTGCTTTGATCTCGATCATAGACGGACTAACTCCGTCTATTCCGTGGCAGCTAAATGCTACTTGTCTTTGTATTTTTGAAATATCTAGTGGAACTCGTTGTCCACTACGTTTAACTACTTGAATAGTCATTGTCCACCTGTTCTTTTTATTTTGTGGCCCGGGAGCCCGCTTTTTCTTTTTACTACTTAGAGTGATATTTACCTAGGCCTCTGTACTTCAATTAGATTTTCTAGTTGAAATGACTCAGGAATATCGCTAGGTTTGTTTATATCATTATCTGTGTAGTTAATAACAAACTCATCATCGATGAACACTAGATTATATTGTCTAGATCTGTGTGCATCTGTATATGTTTTTATCTCTACCTTACTGTCTTTAAACGTGGCAGTTAACTTTAATGTCCAGGCTATCATTAATACTTTGGTAAAATCATCGTATTTGTTTTCAATAATGATTTCCCAAGGTGTAGGCCAGCTTCTTTGATTGTAAGGATCTACGTTCCTGTTGAATGGAACATATGGAGGGTGATCCCAAAACTCGATTAGTGTTTCTAAAGGATTTTCAGAAGAGTCGAGACTATGCCTGTGATCGGCCCAGGCACTCAATCTCTCATCCGGAGATAGGTTAAACATAAATTATCGGTAATACGCTACGTTAAAAATTATAGTACCTGTGCCAGCAGCAACAGGATTAGTATATTGTACAGTCAATGTATCGTTGCGATCAACCGGTCCGTGATCCAAAAAGGCAGCGGAGAATACCACATCACCATCACTGCTGCCCGCTACAGCATATGAGTCTTTATAAGAAACGCCCACATCGCTGGCTACTACGCTCAATGTGCCTTTTCTTGCCAATCCAGCTTTTTCCAGTGTGTAATCGATAGTCACACTGGTAACTGTGGAGTTGTAAGGAATCTTCAATAAAGTTTGAGTACTGGTACTTTCCGGTAAAGATTGTCTGTCTGTGAACTTTAATCTAACCTGGGCAGTACCCTCAATAATCTCATATTGAGGAGTATCCAATACTGTGGTCTGCATGTACCACAGACGCTCAAAATTGTCATTAGTTGAACTGTTGCCGTGGCTGGCAAAAGTAATGATTGGGTGTGCAGGGTCAGCATCACCGTTGCCATTATTACCAACGTTGATAAAGTGATTATTCTCACTGTTGATCTGATTGTTAGTCGAAGTATTTGCACCTGCAAAGATGCCTTGACGTTCGATGTTGATAAACTTGTTTTCTTGAATATCTACACGAATTGGTCCAATGTTCTTTCCACTAGAAGTAGTTAACGCATTGGCCAATGTAATACCTTGATATAGTGTATCAAAAGTATTGTTCACAATCTTAACATCACTCACATTCCAATTAGAAACAACAGGGTAGGATAAATCTTCAAAATGGCAGTGTTCAATAGTCAGGTCGCTGCTAAGGTATCCTAATTCAATTGCAGAATTAACTGTGGTTGCAGTAGCACCGGACACATATGTACCTAAGAACTTGATATCAGAGATTGTGGTGTCCGCTGCATAGTTTAACACAATCATAGGTGTTGTCTGGGTAGTCAACATGGTGCCAGTGTGTTCCAAAGTCATTCCGGAAATTTTAATTTGTCTCGGATTAGTAGGAGAAACAATATTTGTTCCTGTAACTCGCACACTTGGAGTACTGTTGCCTCCAATAGTTTCAAAAATAGTTGTGTTGCCTGTGCCTATTGAACGGATCACAGTTTTATCAATACCTGCACCTACTAGAGTTACATATGGTGGCAAGTATACTGTACCAGTTACGTAGTAAGTGCCAGCAGGAACACTAACAGGAACACGACTCTTTGGCAATGTCTTGTCAAAGGATCTTAAATAGATTTCATCAATTGCTTTTTGGAACTTGGCTGTGCAATCAGTGTTGTCTGATATGCCAAAGTCAAACATACTAACAGAGTCGTCTAGTTTTTCTTGTAGTGTACGCACTACTGGAAAGTTTGCACCTAACACTCCCGTAATAGTTGCAGTAATAGTGTGGCCGATATAGGTATAGTTAGTTGCTGTAAACTTGCCCGTGCTCAACAGATCAAACATTCTTTCTTCAGTAAGAACTTCAGTATTGCCCACCGCAGGAGCACCTTCTGCAACACTGCCGTTGCCAATAAACAGCCTTTGCTCATCAACTGACCAGCCCATTTCTCCGCTGGCTAACTGTGGCATCCCTTGATCAGCAGTTTGCCCTCTACGTAATTGAATTTTTGAAATCTGAATAACAGCCATGGTAACATTCCTAGTATAAGGGTATTTATCATGTCGTTTAGGTTTGACTGTCCTGGAAAATAAATACTATGATAATGTTTTACTTTATACGCCGAATCAAGTTTAGTCCCAAGGTGAATTCTAGTTATTTCAGGAATCCCACGAAATTTCTAGAACTATCGTTGACTGCTGCTGAACAAAGTTTACTGCACAACTACCTAACGATTAGTCAACAGATTAGGTATAGAATTTTGACGAATTTTAGTGAAAACGAGGTCTTTCCCATGACGTTTTTTGTGGAAAACGACCAATCTCTAGAAGGTTTTGTGTGTGTAGGCTCTAGTGACATATACGAGTTCTTAGAGAAGATTATCTGTACCAAAGAATATCGAGAACTATCTGATCAACTAGTAACCTGTTCTGATATTATGGATTGGAAGGTTGATAGTCTTCGAGTGCGTGACTGCGTGGACACAGACTTAGACTTTATCAAGGTAAAAAAATTATGGCAAGACGGTCAAGAAATTGCGTCGGACCAATCGTGCCAAAAGATAGCCTGTTTATGATATTTTTGAGCACTAGATACTATTAGGTTATCTATTCGATCTTTTAATTTGCTCTGTTGGTTAACTTCGTACGAAGTTGCAACAATCACTGCAATACGACGATCTAAACTAGTATTTTTTACATTGTGTGCTGCTAGATAATTATTCAAATAATAAGGTTGTCGATCACCTAGTATATGAGCAGTGTGTACAGTGTGTTCAAGTCCTGTATCTGTTTGAAACGTTCTAAATAAGTTGTTTTCTTTACATTCGCTAGTCAATGTTTTTTTAAACAATAACTTGTCCTGTTCTCTGTTTTCAAAACTTATATAGAATCGCAGTCCTAGCTTGTCAAGATCACTATGCCAAAAGTCTTTTGATATAGCACTTGCACGTTTTGGCAACAGAGTTATTGCAACTATTTCATTCTCGGGTATTCCCCAATCGTTGACAATGTAATTTACTAACTCTGGAAACTCTTTATTAAAATTAGATTGCCAGTCTAATGCTTTGGCCCACACTACTTCCCAAGGAAATGCATCTTTTTCATTTATACCTGCAATGAGATAGTTTCCAGTTTGTTGCAGTAGATTCTTCTGCGGGTAAACTTTGGCCATCCACGCTGTTAGTTTGTCTAAGTCTATTTGTGGACAACAGGGCAAATCTAACGGTGTGTAGATAACGTCTTCAGCTTTCACTTGTGATAATTCAAGTAATAGTCTTCAACTTTAGCAAGCCACATGTCTTGATACTTGTTAAAGTTATCCGGAGTTAGATCAAACTGTTGATATTGCAGATCTCTACTGCACATGAACACATGACCTTCACGAATTTCTGTCCCGTACACTTCGTTATGTGCCAGTATGTAAGCCATTAGCTGTAAGAAGTAGTCTTCAACCCATTCTGCTTTCTTAGGCTTGTTAGTCTGTTTATAATCGCACACACTGGGATTGCCTTTGTACACTGCCACAAGGTCAGTGGTACCCGAATACAGTCCGGGAAAGTATAGGCTTTGCTCCATTGCCCAAACTTCGTTAACATCCTTTAGACCCTGCTCGATAATAACATTGGCCATTTTGTTAGCCTGCACATGAACTAGGTTATTGCCCGGCTGACGCTCCAGTCCGGCTATGAATCTTTCTAGGTTGTTGTGCATTGCAGTACCGACACCAGAAGCTTCTTTAGTTATCTGTGCAGCGTTTTCTTCACCTACTCGCTTACGCCATTCGATTAAGTGAGTTTGGTCTTTAGTTGAGCCAAGGATGGTAGTAACGCTAGGAGTCTTTTCTCCGTCCGGAGTTAGATAAACTCTTTTACGAGTTATGGGATCGTTTATTTGTTGGCAGGGCTTATATTGTATGTGTTCTACAAAAGGTGGTGGAGTATAAATCATAGTAATAATTATACTAAAGTTTTTATCATAACGCAAATAAAGGACTATAAATATTTGCCAATGCAACAATATTTTCAAAAATTCGATTTCGAACTTAAACCATTTGAATACGAGCAGTTAAAAGGCCCGCTAGTATTTCAATACGGCTACCCGGATGTGATTATTTTCCTTCACCAAATTAACGATATAGAGCTATTCAAAAGCCTGCATTACAATCCTATATCCAGCATTCCGCCTAACAGAGTTTTCTATTCTGAAATAGTCGGTAGAGGATATTTACAACCTCACACAGATCTAGGAGTGGGTTGTAATCTAAATTGGTATTTTCAAACTGACGACTCGTCAACTGTGTTCTTTGACGAAACTGCCGAAACACAGCATCTCAGCAATATCAAAGAACAAGGAGAAAATGTATTCCATCTAGATCAACTTACAGAGCGATGTAGATTTAGTGCAGAAAAGAATACGGCTTACTTATTAAATGTAAGTAAGCCGCATAGTGTGCATAAACCGAAATTAAAGATTAGAAAGTTTTTTTCTTATCAATGGCTTAATCATGATTATCAAACTGTGTTAGACAGTTTGTTGATTAAGAAAGCGGACTGTTAAGGAACTGGTCAGCAGCCGAGCCAGCCATTTGATCAACTGATTGGCCGCCAGGTGCAGGGGCTGCACCAGAGGCTTCTTTATCAGGGTCGTCAACTTCAGTTGATACGATAATTCCCTTTTCATCAAAGTTGCGAACAATGGCCTGTAGTGAAGGATTACCGTCAAACATTTTTTGGAATCCTTTTGAATCAATAGCACCGTAGCCCATATTCTTCATCATGTTTGATAGAGCAGGCCAAGTAAGTTTCAACGTAGAATTCTTTGAATTACTACGCCCCATTTGATTCCTTAAGACCATTTCTAGATCAGCAGGAAACGAGTCTGCGACTTCAAACAATCTCATTTAGATAGTCTTGCGATAATGCTATGAGCTTCGTTTAGTTTAGCGGAAAATAATTTACGGCTTTCACGCATTTCACGTCCGGCCATTTCTGCACCGCCTGCGGCTGCATCTGCTGCACCGAATTCGTCATCCATCGGAACTTCTTCGTTACCGGCATTCATACTATCCATGCCTGCTTCTGCTCCACCCATATCAGCACCCATATCAGCACCCATTGTATCCATTGGGCTTGATTCACCTGCTAACACAGCAACAGCGTTGCTCAACTGCTCACGTGCTTGTGTTAATGTGTTTAGGGCTGTTTCTAATGCAGGAGCAACTGCACCTTTAAATGTTTCAGCTTGCTCTTGACCAAAGTTAGCACGGATAGCATCTGCTAGTTCGATCATACTCTTTGTTTGATATTGCCCAACACGAGTCATCCAGCTAGTGAAGTCGTTGACCATGTCTGTACCGGCAGTAATGGATTTGGCCTTGCCTTCTTCGTCTTCGTTCATTAATCTACGAATACTTTCGTTAACTAACTTGACATTTTTTCTATGTTGACTTTCTTTCATCTTTTTCTTTCCTGCACGTAGTTTTGCAAAATCACTCTTTTCGATCTTACCGTCATGATCAGCATCAATCTTTTCTTGATTACCTGGAAGGTTCTTAGTAGCTTCTTTGACCTTTGCAGTCTTTTTAGCTTTCTTTACATCGCTGTCATCGCCGCCGTCGGTAAATGTATTAGATTTGCGTGTGTATTGTGTTACACCTGGTTTAATTTCTTTCTTGTCAAACTTGCCAGTAGTCTTTTCTTTTTCTGCACGAGCTTTAGCATCGGCTACTGTAGGGAAACCTTCTTCAACTGTCTCGTCATACTTGTCGTATTTTTTTCTAATAGGATCAAGGTCCTTGCCGTCCTTACCTGCTTTGGCCAATGCCTGCATACCAGCTTTGCCATATTTTTCATGACCCTTGGCTGCACGACTCATTGTTTGTTTGTCGGCTTCTTTAACTGCGTATTCTTTTCCGCCCACTTTAACTTTTTCACCTTTTTGGATACCGTCTGACTTGGCTTTACGAACTGCTGCACCAAAAGCATTGCCTTCAGTTTTTTCGCCTTCTTTTAATCTGCCGTCAGCTTCTGCTGATTTCAACATGGCTGCACGATCTGCATAGCTACCACGCTTAACGTCTTTGGCCGCAGTCTTCTCACCTTTGGTAGGATTCTTAACATGCTTCAATGGGTCAAAGCCGTTTGTTTTCTTTTCAGCTTCAGACAACTTACGTTCCATAACAGCGATACTCTCGCCTAGCATTTCTTTGATACGAGTGTTTAGCAGTCCCACTAGTTGTTTGTTCTTCTGATAAGTTTCATTAGTCAGAAGATCATTAAAATTGCTTCTAGCTTCTACCTGATGAATTTCAGTGCGAATTTTGTTACGAGCATCTTCTAGCTGCTCTCTGCTATACTTGTTAAAGTCGACTTTTACGCCAAACTTCTTGTATAGGTTCTCATTCAATTTATGAGAACTGGTGTGTTGATTAAAATCGGTTGTCTTCATGGCATTTCCAAAAAAGTTATATCTATTATTTATGTGATATCAATTAATTTCTTAAAGGATCTTAAGATGCGGGTTTTTAGTGCATCTTTTTGTGTTTTTGCAATACTGCATCGAGTTTCGTAAAAAATTGACTGATCTAGTGTATTCTTTTTACGTTTGCTGGCCTGTAGGTATAGCTGTTCTTCAAACAGTTTAAATCCGTAATCTCTGTCTAGTTCTATAATCTTTGTATCCTGTATTCTACCTAATGCTAGATCGTTAGCGATCAGTGCGGCAGATTGCGGAAGATTAAGATTTTCTCTGTAAACAATACTACTGCCAGATACAGAATACAGACCGTCTGCGTTTTTAGTAACAAGAAATTTTTCAAATTTAATAGAGCCGTCAGCCTGTTGTATTGGTATAATATGTCCTTTGGCTTTGAGATCGTGTAGTACACGTTTGGCCAGAGTTTCAAATTTGCTGAATACTCTATCAGGAATTTTTTTCATTTGTCGTTTTGAAAATGTGTTCATTATCGTTACTTATTTCGTAAATTCCTTTACGCACTAGGTTTCTGGCAACGACTTGATCACGTTCTGTTAGACCGGTAATTCTAATTTTGCCTGTATGATGTTTGAAGAAATTGTGTTCTTCGTTAGTGAGCGGCATAGCAACATCTAATAATTGGACTATTTTCATTTTTGCAATAGATCCTTGGGATTCAATGTTAGCTTAGGTACTCCAATACTAGCTGCTTGACTAGTATCTAATTCAATACCCTGAGGACCACTTTTAGTTACTTTGATTTTGCCCACATTAGGAAGATCAATAGTTTGACCAGGCTTTAATGCCATTCCTATGTCTTCTGGTTTTTGTAAGGGTGCATCAACTGGCTTACCTCCCATTGCAGAAACAGTGTTCTGCATACCTAACTGGTTTGCAGCCATATTTTTAATACCCTGCTTGGCCATGCCGGCCATTCCGCCTAGACTATCAGCTTTGCCTTTGGTCAGTCCAGAAATAAATGACTGTCCGATACCCATTGGTTTCTTTGCAGCAGGTTGTGTTCCGCCTGGTGTGACCTGAGTAGGGCTAGCAGAACCCTGTGCAGCTTGTGCTCCTACTCCTTGTTTAACAGCATTAGGATCTGTAGGCTGACCTATTTTAGGCTGTTGTGCTGCCTGCTGTTGTGCAGCGGCTGCTCTTAGTGCGTCTGCCAATGTGGGCTCTGCTTCTCTGAGTAGGAATTCTCTGGCTCTCATTTTAGAAAGCCCGCAATTAGGTCAATATGTCCTGTGACCCAGCCCAGTACTGCTGTACCGCCTAAGATCATAAATATCCATTTATTTTTAAGTTGTTCTAGCTCGCCAATGCGATTAGACAATTTGCCATGTGATTCAACATCTTCTGCATGTAGTTTTTCAGCATGATCGAAGAACTTGCCGCTGTTAGCACGATATTCTTCTTGCATTTTTTCTAGCTTGTCTGCTAGCAGGTCACGTGTTTTGTCTAGACAATCGTGCATTTCTTTGACATCTGATTTTAGATCATCGATCTTGCTGTCTAAATTTTCTACTTTGGTTTCGACTATACCCAGTCGTTCTGCTTGAGTAGGCATCTTAATAACTTTCCCCATATTAGTTTATCCTATCTAAATTGTTTTTAATCACTACCTAGCAATTTGATAGTTGTATTTTTAAACTCCGGATCTGTTAAATCAAAAACCGGCTTGTCTATATTTATAGTTTCAGTTAACTTTTGAATAATCGGAACCTGATCAATATCACCAAGCAAGCTGCTAATTGGTCCAGTTGAATCTGCATAAATGCCGTCACGGTCCGGGCGTAGTCTCCATGTCCATACAGAATGCTTGCCTTTATATACTCTGCCAAACCCTAGTCCCTTGATGTCCACACTGTCAACAGTGGGGGCATAATCATACTCTACCACACTGCGTAGTTCCACACACTGTTTTAATGTGATCCAATTTTTAAATTGATCAAGCTGTTGCTGTGTTCCTTGACTAGGTCTGCGTACTCCTGTATCTGTGATATCGATTAGAGTTTTTATTTCAATTACTTGCATTATGTACCTACTTTATGTAGATATTTATAGTCAAAAGAAAAGGGAGTAAAAACTCCCTTGTCCTGTGTAACTTAACGAATTAAGATACGTTAGCTGCTAACATACTTGGAACAGCAACAGTAGTTGTTACGCCAGTAGCTGCATCTAGCACTGCTGCTAGACGTTCAGCAAATGTTGGTGTTGCATCTGTGTCATAAGCTGGGCCAGTTGGTTGTGCAGTAGCACCGTCAACCATAATGATGAAACCATCATTGTGACGTGGACCAATGTAGCTAGTTGTAGCGATAGTTTGGATAGCACGGATGGACTTAGAAAAGTTACCGTCAGTGATAGCACCAGTTGTACCGTTTACAGAGTCAGCTGTACCAATGTTAGTACCAGTGATCTTGATGAAAGTTTGTTGGTAAGCACTTAGCAAAAATTCTGCTGTAACTCCACCGTGAATTCTATTAATACCAGGCATAATAATCTCCTTAATCGTAATGCCAAGCCCCGCTCCGGAGCATTGTAATTTTATTTAGTCCGATTTAAAAAAAACGCCTGATATGCCCAAAAATCAGTCATCTTTGACATCGCCTTCGACCAGCTTCAGAGTCTTGGCTGTTTCTTTGCTGTCACGTAATTTGCGTATACCGCGTGTAAATTTGGAAGGATCTGCTGCTTTGATACTGTTTAATAGTCTACGCTCTAGTTCGTATGCAGTTTCAGGATCAAAGTTTTCTTTGATAGACTGAATCAAATTGATAGCACTGTCTATCACATGTGTGGCACGACTTTCGATAACTGCTTCAGTGTCTTTTTTAACTGCAATATCGTTTAGTTCTTCTAGTAGACTACGAGTATTTCTCTTCACAGTGGTAAATCCTTTTTAATATTTAGCGTAAGTGTTAACAAGTATAGCACACTTATTGGTATATTAAAACCTTGTAATTTGTGCGGTCGCAGCATATACTAGCTAAATACTCAGTAGAAACCATGAGTACTACACATTAACACACAGGAAAATATGAAATACATATCAGAAAAAATGCTAGCTATTATGGAACGTCTAAGCGAAATGTTTCCAGGTAGCAGTTATCAATCAAGTCTAGATGCTTATCTAAGTACTAAAGGCATTACCGATGCCGCACAGTTGGAAAACTATATCCGACAATTCAATTCTCAAAAGGAAACTTATCTATGAAAACAATCTTAAACTCAATCTGGTCATTTTTAGAAGCATTTGGCGAAGCCCGTGCTGCATCTATTCTTGCTCGTCAAGGCCGTATAGAAGAAGCCAAAGCTGTATATAGAAACTAATAAATATTGGCATGAACTTAGTGTATATACACGGTGCCAATGCCACCAGCGAAAGCTTCAACTATATTAAAAGTAAACTGGGCACTGGCCTAGACATTAACTATGACAGTCGCAATGGGTTTGAAAATAACCTAATAGACATGCAGTCAACACTTCAGGACCGTAAGGACCTAGTGTTTGTTGCACATAGTCTAGGCGGCATTTACAGCCTACATTTGGCTAATTCAATGCCCGGTGCTGTTAAAGGTGCTGTGACACTGAGTACACCATATGGTGGTGCTGAAGTAGCAGACTATGCACAGTACTTCTTACCATTCAGCAGACTGATGCGTGACATCGGTCCCAGCAGTTGGGTTATGAAGCAGGCCAGAAACATTAAGATACAACATCCCTGGACTAACATTGTCACAGTCAAGGGGCAAAGTCCTTTTATGCACGAGCCCAATGATGGAGTAGTAACTATTGCCAGCCAGAAACATCACGAAGATATGGAACTAGTGGAGGTGGACTGCAACCACTATGAAGTTGTGCTGAGTGATGTGGTTATTAAACTTGTTAAAGAAAGAGTAAACAAGTTTAAAAAATAAGTCATTCAGCTTTACACACAGTTTGTAACACTGTATAATAAATACTTAGACAGCAAAATTAGTTGCTGTTTACACAGACATTACACACAAGGAGAATAATATGTCAACAAAATTTGAAACCCCAAAATTGCCAGAAGTTAAATTCAATAAAAACGGATACGAAATCCGTACAGATATCCTAGATATGGCAAAGGGACTAGTAAGCGAAGAATTTCATTCTAAATTCCAAGGTTGGGAAATGACTGCTACTCGTGACGAGAAGACTGGTCAGATCGTTACCAAAGTTGGTATGCCAGAGTTTCCAGGACTAGAAAAGGTTCTTGAGACAGCGGAAAAAATGTATAGTTTTGTCAATGCTGGTGCATCTAATAAAAAATAATATAATAAGGCATAGCCAAAAATACTGTTAGATGTAAAAAGGACTCCTAGGAGTCCTTTTTCACGAGCTTAATTACTTGCCAACCTAGATCAAACTCCCACCACTTCTTACCAAATTGCGGATCGCTAGCACGAGAATGATGATTATTGTGCCATCCTTCTCCGGCAATTAGATATCCTGTGATTAGATTATTAGTGCTACGATCACCGGTGTCAAAATTTTGATATCCTAGAGAATGATTTACTGTATTGGTAAAACTGCCGGCATGCCATACAAATAAGGTAGGAACAAAGTATGCATAGAAAATTGCAAACGGATCGATTAGGCAGATGATTGTGATATAAATTAAATTTACTAGCCAGTAGTAATGATGCATCCACATATGAAATTTAGAACGCAACAGGTCCGGTACGTAACGAATATTAGGTACTTCAAACATACTTAAAAATTGTACTCTAAAGAAACCTTTAAACCAGGGACTGTGGGGATCCTTCTCGAGATCAGTAAACTTGTGATGTTCTCTATGCACAGCTACCCAACCTAGGCTAGAACCACCACCACCAATTGATCCCACAACGGTTCCAAAATATTCAAACCACTTGGGTGCTTTAAAGGATCTGTGAGTCAGTAATCTGTGATAAGTTACTGTACCACCGATAGTGGCAAAGAAAAGATACAGTCCTGCGGTAATGGCCCATTGTGCAAGTGTGCCGTAATAAAGCAGTACAAAGAATGAAAGATGTGCTAGTATTTGGAATACTATCAGTGAGTTTCTAGTTAATGTGAACATAGTGTAGTTATCTCACAATCAAAATTAAAGTATTATTGCTGGTTACTTTCTCCAGCGTACACTGACGGGGTACAGTCTTATTCATCCGGACGCCTGGAGCAAGCTCCTAACCGTTACGATCAACGGGCCCTAAGGTGGGTTCTTCATAGTCATGTGGATAAGCTAGGCCAGCCATTCCACAACCAAATCTTGCTAGTCCCTCAATCATACAATCAAGGAAATATCTCATTACTGGCACCAGCTTTGTTTAGCTTCGCCGTAGTACTCACGGGCGAAACCGTTGGCGATCAGAGCAGCACGTAGGCTCTGTCCGTTGACTAGAATGTCTCCTAGCACACGACCGCCAAACTTGTCCCAACCATACATAGTAACTTGGAACTTGCCGCCTTGTGCTGCCGCCTGTGCAATGGCATTTTTGGTAAATGCAGAGGCTGCTTCTCCACGCTGTGCTTCTTGAGGACATTGAGCACGGAAGCCTTTCTCTGGAGTGTCTACACCAAACACACGAATAGCCAACTCGGGTTTTAGTGGTTTAGGTAGGAACGGTGCTGCAATAACAACTGTGTCGCCATCAGTAATACGCAGAATCTGTGCGTCATAGGTAACACCTTGTGGTGTTTTTTGTGCCAGAGCAGGTACTGCTGCGGCTGCTAATAATAGGGTTAATAATAGTTTTTTCATAATGTTACTTATCTTATATAGTATATACCGTGCTGGCAAATACATCGTTAACAGTGGCACCTGTACAGTAGTAAGTCACGATAGCAGTTTCGTTACCATCAACATCTAATGTTGATACTCCTTGTGCGTTTGCGGCTGCGATACCTATTTCAAGTTGACGATTGGCCGCATTGGTATTAACAGCAATCAAAGTCACTGTCTTGCCTGCTGAATAGTTGGTAAATGCTACCTGTACTGGTTCAGTGGTATAGTTAAAGCGAACCATATGGTCAGTGGCAAAGTCTATGGTAATCTCCGTACCAGCACCGGCAGTGATAGTTCCAAGGTTGCGAACCTGCCCACTATAGTTTTTAGCAGTGACTAGGTTTGTGACTGAGAGGCTACCCAATGTGCCCACACTAGTCAAACTGCTTGTGACCACGGTTGCGGCTAGTGTTGTACCTGTGATGTTAGCGGCTGCTACTGATCCAGCGTTACCAGTGACATCACCTGTAACATTGCCTGTGACATTGCCAGTAACATTGCCTGTCAACACCTTGCCAGATTCAAGTGCGATACCTGTGCTGTCTACACTAGCCACTTTAGCAATGGTAGTAGTGTTTATAGGCGTAGCCCAAAACTCTATAGCACCACCTTGGTTGCTGGTTGTTTGATTGCCTCGGGCCACATAGATAATACGCTGATTGGCTGCGGCTGGAATTGACGTGCCGTTGTGTGCTGTGCCGCTGAGACGCATGATCTCTTCATTGGCCAATACTGCTGTGGGACTTGCCACTGTGCCGTTGTATCGGCGAGCGACAAATGCCGCAAATGATCCCTGTGCGTCATTATATATTCTTGATGGGATACCTGGTACAGCATACTGTCCTGTGACATGTAGCATAATACCTGTGTTAACAGGCGAGATAAATTCGCCAGTTGAACTACCTACAATACTCACAGCACCTTCTTGGCTGTCAATCGTTGGCACCAACATCTTAACCTGTCCGTCTGCTTTGATTTCAAACGCTGGAATACTTTCTAATGTTTCTAGAAGTGCTCCGTTAGTTGCGTGGACTCTAAACTCACCAACAACGTGTATGCCGCCTGTGCCATTTGAAGCTAGAATTAAATCTTCATTAAGATTGATTGTTTGTAGAACAGCGTAATCATTATTATCAGTGTAAGTTTCTATTGTAGAAGCAAGGTCGCCAAACGAGAAATCTAATCCAGTGCTGTCAATAATAATCTGGCCGCTTTCGTTAGTAGTAACGCCTGGCCCTAGTTTAACACCACCTATTTTAGTTGATGTAGCTGTGTCAATTGTAGGGATAAAGTTGCCGCTGTGATAAATGCTTAGTTCAAATGTTTGCGGATTAAGCCAAACTTGTCCTTGAAAGTTATTAGTAGGTTCAACTGTGTTAACAGTGATTAGCCCATTAAGCACTTCACCGCCAGTAGTAGTGCCATCGCTAATTCTCAATACTCGTTCAGAAGAGTCATAGAACAATTTGCCAGCATGACCAACATAGTTGGCAACTGTGGGACCATTGTTGCGGCTTAGGAAGAAATCATAGATAGCCATCTGCTTATCCTAAGAAATCGTTGTCTTCACCAGCTTCTTGCTGTGCTACAATGTTGATACCTGCGTGTTTCTTTAGTTGCTCTACTTCGTCTGGCTCACCGCACTCATTATCGTAATGATTATCTAGTCCCACACTTTTCTTTAGAATTTCTAATTTGGCCTGTAGTGGAGGAACCATTGTAGGTGTTTGCCCAGCAGTAGTTGGCTCTTGAATAGGCATGATTTGGGAACTAGTTTGATCAGTACTTGTAGCACTGGCCTTGTCAATAAGATCAGCTAGACCTCTTAAAATTTCACTTGCTTTCATGTTGTTGTTCCTTATGCGACTGGAGTAATTGAAATATAACCTGCACTAGCTCCAGATAACAGAACATAAGTTACTGTAGTAGTTGCCTGCATAGCGAAATGTTCTACGTGTCCTGCTGGTACTAGAATATCGCTGTTGTTATCAGCTACATTAGTTCCAAAATTAATTACTGCTGGTTGTGTTACTGCTACACGTACTTTAGTTGCTGGCAATTTAGCCGATGTGTATTCTGGTCCTGATAATAATGTAGCAACATTAACAGTTCCTGTGCTTGTTGTTAGGGGATATAACCCTGTGTTTCCGGTTGGTTTTGATAACATATTTTCCTTTTGCTAAGACCTGTATTGTTCTTAGACTTGGTATTTATTTCTTTAGTCCTGCTAGCATACGAATCATGCTAACATCTATATTTTCATCTGTAGGTTTGGGCTGCTGTCCAGTATCTGCACTGGCCTGTGCTGAACTGATAGTTTCATAATCGTCCATGGTCAACACACCTTTGTCTTTGATACTGAGCATACGTTCAACAAGATTATGTAGATCCATATCTGTTTTTACATCTTCTCGCACTAGTTCAAACACACGGATTAACAAAGGAACATCTAAAGTCACAGTGTCAATTTTGTCTATGTTGGCTGCACGATCAGCTTCTTTTTCCAAACGTGCTAGCAGAGCATCTTCATAGCTGATACTTTCCTTAACAGGTTTTTTAGTTAGAGATTTTAAGAATTCCATAACGTTATTTACATCCCTGAGTCGGCTACTTCAATAGTTTCTATCTTAGCTACCCAACGAATTTGTTTATCGCTAGGGCCTTGTACCTGTACCAGTAGGCATCCAATATTGTTTTCAGTGGACACACTGAGTTGCCAAGTAGTTGAAGTATTGCCACTAATAATTGTTGGGTTCACAATTGACAGTAAGTTAGTAGTGCTGTTACCTGTATTTCTATACACTGTGCCTTTTAGGTCCCAAACTACAATTTCTGGATTTGCTGTAGGATACAGTTCTTTTGCAATAACTGTGCCTGAAAAGTAAATTGCCGAATTGTCAACTAAAGTAATCTGATTAGTTGCATCTATGTTACCCGAACTGTCTGTGGTCAAATCCACAGGACTAGCACTGAGTACAGTATCACCACCTAGTAGGTAATGCCCTGTTTGAATTTTGCCACTTGAATTGCTCTGTCCACCTGTGGCATAATGCGGAACAATCACAGCACCTTTGATGCCTCTAGCATTACCGTTAACACCACCTAATACCAATGCATAGTCTGCATCAGCAGTGTTATTATTACCTCCAGTAACTACACTGTGTAATCCCGTGGCCTGATTAAAGCTGCCACCCGCGATAACAGAGTAGTTACCACTGGCTACTTGATCTGTAGTACTTCTAATTCGTTGCCAGTCAACTGCGTATTCACCACGCTTATTTCCTGCATCATCGTTGGCAACAGCACCTAATCCCTGTGCTTTTAGCACTGCATCAATGTTGGTCTGTGTACCGGTTACAATTAGGCTGACCACTGCTGTTTGACTGCTGTCTACTACAGTTTTACTTTCTGTCCAATATTGTAGTCCTTCACGAACACTGATAGTTCCGCTACTGGTAATATTAATTCCTGAACCAATCTTAACTCCGCCCAATGTACTAGTTGTAGCAGTGGTTAATTCTTGTGCAGAAACAGTGATGTTAACTTGGCTACCAGTAGTAGTTGCTGTGATAGCAGCACCGATAAAGTTAATGGTAGTAGTCTGTGTGTTGACTGCTACTCCTTCGTCTTTAATGGTAATAGGGCTTGTGCCGCCGGCACTCGTGCCGCTGCTGCTGACGTACCATTTGGTGCCGTCCCAGGTGTAGGTGTAGCCGTTAGGTGCTACATAAGTGTCGCCCGGTTCTGGATCTGGTGGAAAACTTAAAGCCATAGTGAAATATCCTGTTTAGCTATATTTACCTTAACTCAAACAGAATTATTTCTCAATCGGCTGTGGGCTGTTAAATATTCACATGAATATACACGCAGATAAAGAATATTGGACTGGATTAACGTGGCCGGCGGCACCAAATCAAGACGATTATTCTGTATTTTCTAACTATTGTACGGGCCGTGTATTACTGTTGGGTAGCACTAAGTTACTATTGCCGTTGTGTACAGAAGCGTGGGATGTAAATCCAGTATATGATGACCCTAAAATCCAGTCCAGAGATTGGTTTACGCTAGATCAGCATTGGGATACTGTCATCATAGATGGCGGGTTAACTATATTTGATAAAGAAACTTGTGCCCAATTGATATCAAAAGTTTTACCAAATTGTGATCGTTTTATCGCTCGTAGTTTTCTTAATCCCAACTGGCCCACGAAGTATGCTCAATATTTCCCTAGAGCACACGAACTAACACCTGTTCCACAAGAACACCCCATCAACAAAGTTTATACATTTTACATATGGAACAACCGATAATCCTAGCCATGTATTCAGGTGGCCTAGACAGCCTGGGTATGATATATAAGTTACTCACAGATCCTGAGTATAAAGACTATGTGCTACACATACATCACATACACCATCACAATGTAGAACACAGAGATCGTGCCGAAGCCGTAGTTGTTGATCGTGTGCTTAAAGAATTAGAAAGCATGGGCCACAGTTTTATCTACAGTGAAAGCGAAATAGGTTCACAGCCCTACAATGGGCAGTTCATGTATGACACAGACAGCATCAACTTCTTTGCTGGCTATATTTGCAGTGTTAATCCCCGCATTGTACGAGTCGCCATGGGTATGCAGGCCAATGATCATAACCACGCATTAGAAGACCGTCGCAAACGGGCCAATGCTATACTTGCGGCATTTACTCCTGTGGAGAAAATATATCCTGTGCTTGAAATGACCAAGCGTGAGATATATGATATGTTACCAGAAGGTTTGCGTAACATGTTTTGGTCGTGCCGGCGTCCAGTGTATAGTGAAAAAAATATCGCACCTTGTGGAAAGTGCGATACTTGTGTGAAACTGCGTGAGCAGGGTATACGTTAAACTTATACCGCTGTAAACGTTTTAGTCAACGGAACTAATGTAATCTCAGTTGATATCTTGTTAGTTGAACCATATTGGAATATTGGATCAGCATACAGTACCGTGTTTGTACCAGTACCGTTGATAGCACGATTTGAACCATCTCCAACTGGTATGTTAAATGTACACACACCAAACTGCATGGTTGCCGAGTCACTCATAGTAACACCGTGAGTATCGGCCCCTGCTCCAGTGTTGTTAAGAATAACTTCACCCATACCCCATTGTACTGAACCACTTAGGGTAATAACGGAGCCAGTGTTGGCATCCAATGAACTTCTCAGCATAGTTCCTAATGAATCGTTTGCTTGGTTAAGTACTTGTCCCGTACCGTTAGTTTCGAGATTGTTTATAATACAAAATCCACGTTGGATATCTATTAGATATACAGAGCCACCGGCTCTAGCCATGTGACAATCATTCATTTCCACTCTGCTACCTGTGCCAGTGTTATCCGCATAAACACAACTCTTGGTGGCATCGTTTTGATAACAGTATACATCGTCTAGGTAAAGTTTTGCTGGATTAGATCCAGTTAACTCGATACCGTGATTCGAACTGGTTGTACGTACGGCAATATTAAATAGGCCAAATCTATTAACGTTTATAGCGTTTGTGCCGGTGTTTGCCGGAGTAATAGTAACATGTCCCTCAATCCAAATAGGTACATGGCCAGCATCGGGAGTTTCGCTACGGATAAAAATATTTCCACGAGTCAACGCCACATCCTCTGTGATAGAACTCATTAGGAAAATAAACTGTGGGTTATCAACGATAGAACCGTTTATGTCAATTACTAAACTAGTATCAGCAATCCTTGCTTCAATATAGGCCAATGCCGACGCGATAGTTTTGAAAGGTTTGTGTAAACTGCCATCAGCGGTGTATGTGCCCGTATTAGTTGGGTCGACAATCCATTGACTATCCGCTGTGTCGATATATACACTAACGCCTTCACTGTCAAGGATATCGCCCGGTACTGTTAGAGTACCATCGTTAGCAAACGTCCAAGTATTGGCACCAAGAACATCACCATTGGCGTAGCCGCCTGTGATTACCTGTACAACTCCAGACTGTGTGGTTGCTGTGTAAGCACGACCGCCTGTGATTCTAACATCGCCACCATAACTACTGCCTGCGGCATTCTCAATGACTACATCACCGCCGGTGATTTCCACAAATCCAGGATTGCCTGTGGTAGAAGTGTTAAAGTGAGCAACATTGCCACCTTCAATCCTAACATAACCACCTGTGTCGTTAAGGCCTTCGCCACCGCGTAGTTTAATATCACCACCACTGCCGCCACCTTGGCCCCATCCATTACTGTTACTGTTGGTTTCACCGCCAACTCCTCCCCAGATATAAACATCGCCGCCTTCACCTGTGGTGCTGGTTGAGCCGTAGCCACGCTGGCCTTGGATCACAATACGTTGAGCATTGGTGTTGTTTTCTGTAGCTGTTGGTCCTGTGACGATAACTTGGTTTTGACTGTCGTTGCTTAACTGTAGTGTTGGTGCGTTAAGGTTGGTAGTGACATCATAGCCCTTGTTATTTTTAGTTGGCAGAGTCAAGCCTTCCGGTAGTTCTAGACTGCCATCAAACCTAAATGTCCATGTGTAGTCAGTTGATGTGGTCTCTGTGCGAATATCAATTCCGCTACTGGCACTCATGTCATCTTGGTTTACAAGTGTTAACTGAAATTCATTGCCTCCTGATATGTAAACATCGTCTGCGGCGTCTAACGTAATATCTCTTCCTGAACGAATAGTTATATCATCGTCACCGGTAGCCATGCCAAAGTAACTGTTACTTTCACCATCACCGTTAACTATGTCCAACCCAATGGTGTTAACGTAGGTGTAATTAAAATCAATGTCATCTATTGTTATAGGCTCTGGGTGTGCTGTGCCCAGTGTTATGGTGTACAATGGTGGATTACCACTAGAGATTACATTGGTCACTGTTGATGCGAGATCATCAGTGCCGGGATTTATCACTAGGTTGATGTTGCTGTAATTATAGGGAAAGGCAAGATTGCCATCAAAATACTCCACCCATCTTGACAACAGATCATTGAGATACAGTCCGTTATCATTCCCCATCTGTACAGCAATAGATCCAGTGGTATAGGCGAAAGTGTGTTCACTACCGTCATTGTAATTGTCTGAATAAGTTTTCTCTGCTGTTATTTTATCACCAGTGCCGCCAATAGATTCTAATCCGCTCCATACCGTAGTACCGTCACCTACTCTCAGTTCATTATTGGTAGTGTCATAGCCTGCTTCACCCAAGGCCAATACTGGATCGTTAGTAGTCCAATTAGCGGCTGTATCTCTACGTAGTTTGATTCTTGTTGTCATTTATCTGCTCCGATTATGCTGTTGTGACAGCATGGCTGTCTAATGTTTCTATTCTATCTACCATTGTTTGTATAAACGCTAGATCGAATACCTGTTCTTGTAATCTCATACCCGAGATATACTTGCTGTCAATGCCCGCAAATTCTTCTACAGAACGCAGTGCTCTATCATCCTTTACATACTTCATATCTACCACAGGGTAGATGTTACAGTATCTGTTACCAGTTAATACTCCGTTGGCATAGGCATTCAAGTGATACTGTGTCCAAATGTTGTAATAGTCCACAACATCTTTTACCAGTTCTTTGCTGACTATGGTAATCTCTTGACCTTGCTCGTTGACTGTGACTGTGCCCACTGGTGTGTCATCTGTGATAATCTTGGTAAACTGGCCTGCTTGTTTGTTGAATATGTGATGTCCAACAGTACGTAATTCTGTACCGTCGCTGAACTTTAATAAAGTATATGCTGATGATGTTTGCTTACGCTTGACCCATAGTGGTCGTGCTTCTGATAGTTCACCGAGATCAAAGTTCCATACTGTTAATACATCATCATAGGTAATGTCTTCAATTTTCTTTTGTGTGCCGTTGGCCAAGGACATCATTGTGCCTGCTATTAGACATGGACCATATGGAATATCCCACAGGTCTTCAACTAGTGCGTAGAATGTATAGCCATTGCTGTCCACAACATAGGCTGTGACAGATGCCATCTGTCCCCATAGTGGATTATCTATATCGTAGCCACTCCAACTTACTGTGTTGTTGCCTTGGGCAAAAGTTCCGGTAATTGTCTGTGTATGATTTACAGTTATTCCATTAATAATAATGCCTGCTGCCGTTGCCCCAGTGCTGTCAATATTGTATGTAACAGTTCCGTCGTTATTACCGTAGCCGCCTATGGTTAAGAAAGATGATACTATAGTTAACAAAACTCCCATTCCACCGTCGGAAAAGCCACCGTCTAACAAACCATCAAGGTTTTCGTTATATGAAAAAGATGAATCGCCACCTTCTACATAGTATTTTGCTTGATTGTTAGTGATTGCCTGACTAGAAGACCAACGATTGCCGGTCCATACATAGGTTACCGCGTTGGTAGCCACATAACTTTGGCCCACTGTGGCAGTTGTTGGAAATGTTATTGCTGTCATAATGTGTATTTACCCTATCATAGTCCGAACCTTGCCCGTAGAGCCGCATAGTTCTGTAGTTGTTCTGCTTCAGTTAGCACTCTATTGTAAAGTAGGATAACAGCAAGTTTGCCTTTGAATCCTCTACTGATGTAACCTTTCCCCCATACATAAGGAGTAGATCCCCATGATTGATTGGTTCTGGCGGCTCCTAGTATATTCCAACCTGTGACTAAATTCCCTGCTCCTGGAATAACAGTACCGTTTAAGTAATAGTTAGTTGCTGTTAGATATGCCCAATCAGCATTGTTGCCTGGATTTTGTATACTCCATGGACTTGATCCGTCGGCATTACCAAATCGCATGGTACGGTCAGCATCAACACCTAGTCCATATGCTAGATTAGCATCACCTACA